CCCCGTACCTATCGGTACGGTGTGTGGTTCCCATAGCCACCATAGGGTCTAGAGGGTGGTTCCCGAGGGTGGTTCCCGATTCTAGGGGGTCTGAGGTGGGTAGTTGGCGACATTGGATGGCTCTGCTGAGTACTGATTTGCGTCCGAGTTTGGCTCCGAGTTCTTTGGCGATGCGTTGTGCTTCGTTGACTCCAGCGTTCTTTGGGATGCCTAATGTGTCGAGGTGTTTGGCGAGGTTTATCTCTTGGACTGTCCAGCCTTTGGTTGCTCTGGTGCGTTGTCGGATGGTGGTGATGTCGTCAAACTCCTCGACGATGAGGTCAATCTTCTCTGGTACCCAGCTGATACGTGTGTGGGTTCTTACAAGCATGAGTCCGTCGTCTGTCTTGTCGAGGCGGTACACGATGTCCACGTCGTCGTTCTTGGCTGATGATCCTCGTTGGCCGTGTTTCTTGCCGCCGTCTTTACCTGCGTGGTCTGTGCGTACACAGGAGATACCTGCACGTTTCAATGCCAAGCCTGTGGTTCGTGCGAACTCGCGATAACAGTCAGCAGAGTTCTCTTCACCTTCGATGGCGCGTCCTGTGGTGTCTATCACGACAACCTCAGCCTTGGTCAACTCACAGAGGCGCATGATCGCTGACGCACCTTCAGCGGTGTTGAGTGGGGGTAGGGATGGGATGAGTGCGTAATGCAGATGAGATAGGTCATCGTCTTCTGTGTAGCCGAATTGTTCTAGGCGTTCATACAGGTCGGCTTCAACCATCTCATAGTCGAGGTACAGCACGTGGACTTTGGGTTGTTCTGTTTGTCCGAGGATTGGTTTGCCTGTGGCGAGTGCTGCAACGACGTTGAGTGTCAACCAACTCTTGCCTGTCTTTGCACCGGCAAACAACGCTGTCTGTCTTGCACGTGCGATCAACGGTTTGGCAATCCAATCTTCAACGACGTGTTCTTGTGTCCAGAATGTCTTCCAGTCCACCAGCATGCCGAGCATCTCGTCGGGGGTGATGGTGGTGTTGTCGGCTGGGGTGGTGTTGTGGGCTAAGAATTGTTTGGCTGCGATCTTCCAGTCGCCGTGATGGTCACGTGCAGCCATGTATCCGAATCGGTTGTATCCACCTTCGGGGAGCCATGAGACGGCTGAGGTGAATACAATCAACGCATCGTTGCCGTTGTGTCCGATGGTGGCACTGATGCCATCACGACTGTCTTTGCCTGGTCGAGTCCAGTGTTGTTCACCGTGTCGGTCTGTTTTGGCGAGTGTCCAGCCGTCTGGGATGAGCAGCTGCTCCCATGTGGTTTGCGCACAGTATCTTGCGCTTGGTGTGGTTGGGTCAGCCAAGAACAGGTCAGTCGTACCTTGGGGCTTGACCATCTGTGGATTGGTCGTGAGAAGCGTCAGGAGCCACTGTGGTGCGTTCGCAGGCCGTTTGTCCATAGGTGACCACCCATCAACCCATTGGTACTGCTTGCCGTTCGGATGGACTGTTGGTGCAGCCAACACCTGCCCACCCTCACCACGAATATCCAAGCCCACCCCAAGCCGTGACCCAGCATCATTCCGCACCTCAACCGGTGAATAGAAGTAGAGGTGTTGTCCTCCTGTGCCAGTAATTGCCGTAACCGTTTCAGGTAACGCACCGTAACGCTGCTCCAAGTCATGCAACGTGTCTGACCCTCGATACTCGTCACGGTCATCCACATCAACCACAAAGATTTGTCCGTACTTGGTGCGACCTGTGGCGATGCCGATGCCGTAGGTCTTGTAGTCACCAGTAAACCATGATGTGACCACATCAGTGTCATCGGTTGCTTTTGTTTGCCAAGCATCGATGCCAGGGTATTTGTGTCCAGGTCTGATCGGTATCACCCTGATACCTAATTGTGTATATGCGATTGCTGTCTCAAGTGTTGTCATTACGCAGGGTTGCTTTCAGTTAGATGTTGAGAATGTGTTTGGCTATCCATTGGGCTACTGGTGAGGCAACACCGTTGCCACACTGTTTGTATCGGTGGGTGTCGGCTTGCTCGGTGCCATCAGCTTTGTATCTGGTGTGATCATCAGGCCATCCCATCAATCGTTCACATTCGAGTGGGGTCAACCGGCGCACAGCCATCGTTGGTTCAGCAACTAGGTGTTCGCCTCGGCTTGATGGCACACCGCCGTCACCACCTGAACGCAAGGTTGCAGCGACTTCATCTCCAATCAATACGCCAGTTGATATCTTTATCGTGCGCACCGCATGATGAGTTTCATTGAGACTGTCGTTGTATTCATCGTAGGCAACAGCGTTGACATGGGCTGAGGTGAGTGTCGCCATCGGGTCACCGTCTGCACCTATGCCAAGTCCTTGACGGTTTTGTGCATCATACTTTTCAGGATCACGCAACGCATTCCGTGTATCTATAGGGTAGGCAACGCTTGGCGATTGTTGTGATGCTTTGAGGGTGGGTGAGACATCTTCTGTCACGTTGGCGTTGCTACCGAATTGGGTGTCAAAGGCAAGCATCGGTTCATTGATGGCTACTGCGTGAGGGCCGGTTAAAACAAGACTTGGTGATATTGGATCATCCGAGATGTGTGGTTGGTATAATGCATTCTCACCTTGGTTGAACGCGGCACGATCAATCAAGATCGGGTCGTTGCCATCTGTTCCAACGCTCGTTGCAGTCTCGGTGGAAGTACTTTTCCTCTGCGACTTGCCCTTCGCAAGATGCCCTGGCAAGCTTTCGGAGACAGGTAGTAGCGGGTTTGGACTTCGGTTGGCGAGGACAGGATTGAAGATAGCGATGACGAACACGCGCCTTCGTCGTTGGGGTATTCCGAAGTATTGTGCGTCCAGCACACTCCATTCGATTGCCAACGCCCCTGCTTCAGCCATTTGGTCAAGGATGATCCCGAAGTCAGCACCTCGGTTGGAGTTGAGGGCTCCGACGACGTTTTCCCAAATAGAGATTCTTGGATATTGTCCATTGCTTTCCTCCTGTAGTTCTTTGATAATTCGGATTCCTTCGTGGAATAGATTTGATCTTCCACCTTCTAAGCCTGCTCGTTTGCCTGCGACACTGAGGTCTTGGCATGGTGAACCCCATGCAACGACATCAATGACAGGTGCGTGAGCAAGAATGTGTTTGCCTGTCAATGTTGAGACATCATCCCATTTGGGGACATCAGGCCAATGTTTATGCAGAATTGTGTTGGCATGTTTGTCCCATTCGCATTGGAACACGGTTTCCATACCGGCGTTCTCTAAACCCATGTCAAACCCACCAACACCACTGAACAGGCTGAGGACTTTCATGCGATGCTCATTGCGTCGTCTAGCCAGTTGTGCCATATCTCTGCTGGGTGGAATCCAAGTTTGACCGCATACGTGTCTGCTTGATATTCGTAGAGTGTTTTGCCTACGGTGCGCCATCTGACTACACATGATCGGCTGATGCCAAGCATGTCACCTATCTGTTGATCGTTGGTACCTGGTGTGAATGTGTTCAGCAAGTTGATTGCTGGGTATCTGTGTTGCTTTGGTTGTGTTGCCATGTTGCCTCCTTGGGGCTTGGTCATGTTCCTTCGGTGAGTGATTTTGCTATTCGGTATTGTTCGGCTGAGGTGGCTGACACTAACAGTCCGAGCGTGGTCGAGCTGGTCTGCCTGTTCAGGGTTGTGATCCAGAACGATTGTGATCCATCAATGCGTTCAACTGTTGCCACCACGACATAGGCCGTGCAGAGTCCGTCTGCTGCTGCTTCAATAAACTCTGCAACGGGGTCTTCAATCATCATCTCGCTGCCTCAATTCGTGCTTTGGCTATCTCAATATATTCTGCCGATTGCTCGACACCAATGAAGTTGAAGCCTTCCAACACAGCTGCCTTGCCGGTTGAACCTGAACCTGTGAACGGGTCAAGAACTGTGCCATTTGGTGGGGTGATCAGTCTGCACAAGTAGCGCATCAAGTCTGTTGGTTTCACAGTTGGGTGATGATTCTTGCGGATACTCGCCGAGTTCACTCCGCTATTTCCTTTATGAAGATTGCCTCGTTTAAGTTCTGCTTTGGCTTGATTGCTCATGGCAAGAATCTGATCGGGCATATCGTCTAAACCTTCGTTTCGATCGTTCTTGCTGGCTTTAGCACAATAAAAGAACCGTGCAGCGCTGCCTGAGTCCCCCAATCCTGCTTGACTTGCAAACATTGCGCTTTCAACTTTATCTCCAACCGAAAATGTAAACTTTGAAAGTATCTTCATGCCAACTTTTCCTTTTGCTTCGGGGAATAGTTCTAATACTTCGTCTGAACCGTCATGGATAAAGTTCGCAGGAAAACGACCATTCAACTTCATTGACTTCCCTGACGATTCACCCAAACCTTTTGAAAACACTTCATTATCAGTCCCCCCTTCTTTTCCCCCGTTTAAATTGTCTCCGTTAGCCTCCACTCTGCAACCGTCAATGTTGATACCACCCGTACCATGCGTCAAAACATTGTTAGCAACAGTCCCATCCAACGGTTTACGAGCCAACACAATCGGTTCATGCGCAGGCTTCAACGCAGTACCCCAACCATCCCACTCTTTAGCCTCAGCCGTAGTTGGTGCGGTGAGCATAACTGCTGGCGCACCCTGCCATTGTTTACCGTTTGCGTACTGGTCGCCAGTAAATCGTGGTGTTGCTTTATTACGACGACCTGCTTCTGGATCTGCGCCAATAATTTCCTGTTCTGCACCAGCAGCCTTGTCAATCGCCTTGCTGATGTTCAACGACTTAGGAAACCCTGACCCATATACCCACATGATTTGGTCACGAATCTGAAACCCTGCATCCTCAATAGCACACGCCATACGGTGATAGGTGCGTGAACCACCAAAAGAGAGCAGATGTCCACCAGGTTTCAACACACGCAAACATTCCTGCCACACCGTCACGTCATAGGCCACACCTGACGCATCCCAAGACTTACCCATGAAACCAAGCTCATACGGTGGGTCAGTAACAATGCTGTCAATCGAGTTGTCGGCAAGCGTTCGCAACACGTCACGACAATCACCGTGCAACAGTTCGATCATGGTGCTTTGCCTTCGAGGATGGTGAGGTCAACTTGGGAGTAGTGGATCAGTTTGCCTGCTGGACTCAAGCCAATCCACGTCGGACTGTCCGAGTCGCACAAGCATCCGGTCAAGCGTTGGTCGTCGAGTTTGACTACCCCTTTGCAGGCGTTGCAGCGTACTTGGATGATCATTCCGCTACCGCTTTGATGATGCCTTGATGTACGAACTCACGCTTCAATGCTTCATGCGCAAGATACAACTCATCGGTGAGGCGATTCACTTCTGATTGCAACCAGTCACGCTCACGCGCAATCGCACTCATGTGATCATGCAGTCTGTTGTACT